AAGTCTGCATTTTCTTCTGTAGTAAAATCATTAACACCTGCTAGAGCTTTAATGGTTTTGAATAAATCTATGTTAGTTCTTAGTAACATTATGCTTTGTTAGGCGATAAATCTGAGTGCTTCTTATTAAAGTATTGTAAAAATTCTTTGGATAAAACCACATCCGATCCATACTGTTTCACTAAACGAAAGTATTCTCTAGCTGGTATGGTTGCTACACATTTACCTAGTGTAGGGTGAGTTTTTCCTTTTAAGTCATTAGCTTCTTTACGAGCTATATCTGTGCGATGACCTTCGGTCATTTTTTCTTGAAGAACAGCATTGTTAATAACATCTGCTAATGCATTACAATACTCTTTCTCATCAAGAGGTTTGTCTTTAAAATGTAATATTTCCATAATAAAAAAGGGTGGCAGGTAACTGCCTACCACCCCATTGAGTTAAATGTTATACACTTGCAACATCTGTTGATACAAGGTTTAGTCTTACGACTGCTTTGCCTTGTGTCATTTCAGCATTGTCTCCAGTAGTAGGGATTAATGCGATACGAAGAGCAGCACCACTATCATAAGTAGTTACTTCTTTTTCTGTATCTAATCCTGTTCCACTATTGATAGCTGAAACTGTAGCCCCAAATGTGTCAGTTACTGCAATGAATAAATCATCATCACCTGTAGTACCTACAGAGATATCTGAATCACTTACATTACCTCCCTCAAAAGATTCGGTTACATATAAACCTACATCTTTCAAGCGACCAGTAATTGTTACATCTTTGGTTTCTTTTGTTGCATCAGAAGTGCTTGTGAAATCTTCATGAGTAAATGAAATCTCATGTGTCCATCCACGACCAGCTTCGTTAACTGTTAGTTCTCTTAATGTTATAGCCATGTTATTATTCCTCCTTTAATTAGTTGATTTTACCATGAGCTGCTGGAGCATAAACACCAAGTGTCAATGCACAGTCAACAAAACCTCTTTCTCCACCACCCATGTTAGGTAGACGAGAAGAACCCATAGGAATTAACTCATGAATACCATAGTAGTCAGGGTTAATCATATAACCACGATCGTGATTAGTATTAGCGCCAGTTACTGTCTCTGGGTTTGTTTCAGGGTTCATGTTAACGATAGAAACAATACCAAAGTCTGATTGATAGATTTCAACAGATAATTTGATAGTTGAGTCATTGCCATCATAGTTTACTGAACGAACACCAGCATTTGCAGAAACTGCTGAATCAGCAGAAAATCTTGCAAAGTCAGCGATTTGTTTACGAAGACTTGTGTCAGCGATAAGTGTTAGATTGTTAGCTTCACCATTTGCACGATATATTGAGCGAACAATTGTGTTGAACTGAGCTTCTGTGATTGAAGCACCATTAGCATCAATCGATGCAGCTGGTGTACGATAGTCAGCAGGAACAGCATTTGTTGTTTGAGCTGTGCTTTTGATGAATTCACCAAGTCCTCTCATCTTATAAGGAACAGCACCTGTTTCGGCTTGCTGATCATTGTCAGATAAGATTGTTGCTTCAACATCTCTCTTTAGCTCACGAATAGCTTTAGCTTCTGCTTGAGCTACTTTAGCTGGGCCAACTGAGTCAACTGCTTCCTGTAAATCAGAAACTAAGAAGTCTCTGCGGAACTTTTGAATATAGTTGCCAAGTCTTGCACGAGATGCAAATTGGTCTGTAAAGGTTGTTATATCAGCACCCTCTTTAACACCAGCGGTGGTTGGGGATGCTAATCCGTCTACTGTCCACTCAACAAATGTAGAAGTTGCCTTCTGCTTGTTGGCGGATGAAAGAGCTGGAGTTTCTTCTGGCGCAAGGATAGTTAAGACATCAGTCAAATCCTCACGATTAGAAACAGCAGACCCTTGACCCGTAGTTGCACTAGGTGCATTAGGGTTGAATGTATCTGAAATTGCCATTTTATTTTATTATTATTTTGTGAGTTGTTTAGTACGAAGTTTGATGAAATCATCTCTTGTTCCTGAGGTTTTAAAACGACTGCTCAGATCAGCCAAGGCTTTCTTTCCTTTATTAGTACGAGTAGATGTTGGTGCTGCGGTAGCTCCAGTCTTCGGAGGATTTAGATTTACATTCTTTTTTGTGGTATCAGCTATTGGCTTTCTTGCATAAATACTATTAGCTGCATGAGCAATAATATAAGGCAATTGAGCCGAGATATCAGGGTCAACATTGTTTTGTAAATCAATAAATCGTTTATCGTTTAACATTGATTCATAATGTTTTCTAATATCATTATCTTCACCACTAAGCCAATTTAATTCTTCTTTGGCTTTTGTATTGAATGCTTCCTTGAGTTGTTTTCCATTTTCAGTAGCCTGTATATTACCAAGTTGGTCAGGTAAGTAAGTGTCTCTAGCTTTCCTAGCTTGCAATAAACTTTTGCGAACTTGTGCTTTTGTAACTTCTTTTCCTTCTATCTCTGTAACTACATCTTCAGCTGAATATCCATCTGCCTCAAATAATGTATCCTCTGCCCAAGAAATAATTTCATTTATCTCTTCTGACTTTTTTTGGATATCATCTAATGATTTAATATTTGAGTAAGGGTTATCCTCAACTTTTGGTCTTGAATTAAGTATATCATTTTTTTGCTTACTTAATTGTTCCTCTAGTTTAGCTAACTTTTCTTCTGCTTGTTTTCGTCTAGCAGTTAACTCACCAAAGCGAGCAACAGCTTTACTTCCAAGTTTTTCGGAAATTTCCCTCAAATCCTGCTCAGACATTTCATCTAAGTTGTACTGTGAAAGAACATCATTAGTTTCAGTTTCTTCAGTAATTTCTTCAGTTTCTTCTTCAACTTCTTCGACTGCTTGAGTCTCTTCAGTTGCTTCAGCTACTGGTTCTTCTACTTCTGTTTCCTCTACTTGTTCTGAAACCTCTTCCGTAACCTCCTCTTGAGGAGCTTCTGGTTGAAGTTGCCCTATTCTCCTAGCTGCTAATTGAGCTGGAGTAATGTTTTGTCCCGCATGATTTTCTTTTAGTGCCTCAGCGACCGCACCTTTGATTTCATCTGTCATAATTTATCCACTTTCTTTGCGCCTAAGCGATTGCGATAAAGTTATTATAACATACTACCCAAATCTTCTACGAAGTTCTTCAAAGTTTGATAGCTGTAATATCTGATCGTATGCAAGAATCCTACCACTTATTTGATGTAAGTCTTCATAATTTGCTTTGTGTAACTCAGCTATACATTCTTCTCTGAGTTGATGTATATTTAAAATAAAAGCCCCAAAGCTTTCATGGTGTTCTAATGTTTGTATTGATTCCTCTAATGAAATTTTAATTGTCATATTTTCTTACAGGATATTCTACATCATATTTAGAGTCAGGATGCAATGGATTTTTTGATTTTTTAATAAGTGGTTTACTGCCATCATTAAAATTATAGATAGCTTCTGTCCCTCCGTCTTCAGTTTTCTTAAAAACAACAGTTTCAAATAAAGGTTTATTATTTTTTTTAGCCCACTCATTGTGATTTCTAGCTCTTCTTGTTGCATGTCCCGGATATACAACCTTTTCTTTTGTTTTGACAGAGTCCCCTGTAATAACATCTAATGTTTCGTATAATGCACCTTGTGCATCACCTTGTATTAGTTTTGACTTAAAGTTTTTAAATAAACTTCTTGAGTTCCAAAAAATATCAGATGCTCCTAATTGAACTTCTATTGGCAATGCTTCCCAATTTTTTTCACCAATTTGTTTTTTCATTACATCAACATCATCTCTTGACATAAGCATTGCTTGTTTCCTTGCTCCAAACTCTTTATATTTTGGATTAGGAAACTTAATGCCATATGCTCCAGTAATACTATTGTCCTCTAAGCTATTGTGTGGCTCTGTGCCTTCATTAAAAGCTAGATACCTATCAACAAATATATCTTCGTATGACCTATTATCAGTTTTTGGCTGACTACCTAACATCATTGCTGCTAGTTCGATCATAGTGTTTGAGTTTGGATTCCACCCATTTGGGCAGGCTCTGTACCAATACGACCAATTTGTGCATTCTGTTGTTGTTGCATCATAAATGTATATTGTCCAGCATATTTTTCCATTCTTGCTGCAAATGCTTGATCTGCTTGTAATCTTTGTTGTACATCAGGTTGGCTAGTATATTGTTGTATAACTTGCATGGCAACTTGCGCTCCATTAGGTCTAGCAGGCATTTCAATACCAGCAAATATCTTAGCTAGGTCATCTGTTACTTGTTTAATTACTTGTTCTTGTGCTGACTCTATTGGTTGTAATATTTGGTCTGCTAACACAGGGTCAACGGAATTAGCAATTACTGTAAGTAAACTATCAACATTGATGCGACCATTCCTATCTAATGCTGTTAATGCTTGTATCTGAGCTAATTTCTTTTCTTGTGTTTCAGGATCAGTATTTAAAACATCGTAGGATATGGTAACATCAAAATCTTCATTTGGATCACCTTTACCAAAACTTTGTGGGTCTGGAGAACCCGTTACTCTAAAGAATATACTATCGGGGCCAAACCTTTGGAAACATTTATATGCTAGTTTTATAACCTCAGCACCATGATGTAAAAATTTATTTACCAAGAATTGTAGTTTAAGTTGACTTATTGGTGTCCCATCTAGTCCTACTAATCTGTCTGCTTGAGCTAATAATGTTTGTTCTATTTCTACTGAACCCGTAGGTGGTGGTGGTGTGGGGCCAAAGTCAAGGTCTCCTTTTCTTCTATAGGGAATATATCTTCCCGGACCATAGTCTGTAGGAGCTTGACCAACTGGGTGTAAGATTGGAGGAACAGTAGCTAAACTATTCCTATCAATCCTAGAATCTCTTTCTACTTTGACTTGATTTTGAATGCCCCTAAGTATATCTGGAACAGTCATTGTATCATATAGTCTTTTAGAATCTTCAGAATACTTTGTTACTACAATAGGATAATCTTCATATCCATTAAGTAATTCATGTATTGCGAAGGCTGGAGCTTCTTCATTACCACTAAATTGTTTATGAAATACCGTATAGTAAATCCCTTCTGAACCATCCTCTGGGTCAATTAATCTTTGGTATCCATAAACAAGTTCAATTAAATCTTCTGCTTCGTATCCGTAATCTTGTATTAGATTTGATCGTCTACCTTCTTGTTGTTTCTCAATTTCGAGAACATCAACTCCTCTGTAGTTTTCAATCATCTCAGCAACAAAGTCTGCATCCCAACCATCTGTAGTTACTTTTAACTCTAACTCTTGTGGAGTATAGAAGTTTCTCCAAAAACAATAAGGAGCTTTTTGTGGGTCAGTTACATATGGGGGAAAGAAAAAGTCAAAGTCAGGGGCTAGTGTTTTTATTTCAGGTGCATTAACTGCTCGTCTTACTATTGGTAATGTTGCTTTACCATTTTTCCTTAAGTCAATAATGGCTTTCTTAGCTCTTTCTTCAGTTACTCCTTCAAATGTCTTTTGAATCAAAAATATTAAATCTTGATCATTTTTACCCATTTCAATTAATTTAGCTACTTCTGGTTCTACTAAAGCTATTTGGGCTAAATCTAATTCTTGTAAAAACTTTCTATCTTCTCTTTGCCAACCAACATGAGTTACTAATATTCCTCTTTCGCAAAGATAATTGCAACCTAATTCCATTTCTTGTGTAAAGCGATTAATGTATCCAGAGCTTATCATCCATTTCAAAAACGAAGATACAACTTTTGATCTTGGTAAGTCTGATATTTCTACAGGGAATGCTGATACATTTGCTCTACTCAATGAAGACATCATAAGAGCTACCATTCTTTGGATTCTTTCATCAATAACAT